TCCCGGATTTCCTGAAATACGCACCATAAAAAAGCGGTAGTTCGCTTTACTTACGGTGCTGCGCCATACATGCATTGAGCGCCCCGTACCGGAATCATCACTCGGACCGACTGAGATGTTTATCAGGTTGCCATCAATGACGCCCCAGTCCATACCGTCGGGAATATTGGTCATGTTATCCAGCCGAACGGTTATCAGACTGCCCGGCACAAAATCGTATGTCTGCCAGTCCAGGCTGGTGAGTTTTGCTACTGCGCCACCGATACCCAGATTCAGGGGAAGTGAATAAGATGTGTAAACTTCCCGCCATTCGCTCCATGAGCTGCCGGTAAAAACGCGCTCAAACGTGCGACCTTTAAGGGTTGTACCTGTTCCGGCAGTTGTATAACGCTGCCATACGTTAACACCATCAAAGCGCCTCAACACTTCCAGAATACCGAGGACTGTCACGCCGTTTCCGTCCAGTATTGGACCATTGGTCGCTTTACCTGTAACGCTGTAAATACCTGGTGAGGTTACATCATTCAAATCACCGTCGTAATAACGGCTTTCTGACTGGTAGCCCACTCTTGACCACGGCTCCCACTGTGGGTTCTCTGCATCCCACGAGGCCGAAAGACAGCGAACATAAACATTTCCACGGCGGGTCGTGTAACGCTGCGTTCGCGAGTAACCACCACCTTCAAGAACTTCAAGGAGTCCCTGACCATAACTTCCTTCTTCCGGATAGTTGCGGTCAAATGAAGCGATTGAGCCACTACTGTTTCGCCATAAACCAAGATGCTCTGCGCCTCCGAGCGTGTTCAGGTCAATGGTTGTGCTCAGGGGGCGTGTTGCAGACTGAACCTGACGCCAGTAACTCCACGGACCGTCTGAACCATTCCATGTGCCAGAAAGGTTGCGCATATAAACATTGCCTGTTCTGGTGGTATAACGCTGCATTCCTGAAAAATTACCGCCATTGAATACCTCCAGTACACCGACTGCACCGTCTTCAGGGAAATTTTTAGCAGCCGTCGCGTTAGTGGATGTAGCTTTAGACCAGATACCTGAATAAGCCTTAACAGGACCAAACGTATTCAGATCAGCATCAACCGGCATTTCGCCATTGTTTTTCATAAACGTCAGGCTGGTAACGCCAACATTGTCCAGAAAAGCTGATTTATCCTGGATATCTGCACCATTCTGATTTTTCGCCAGACGTGAATTTGCGTTGTCATTTGCTGCCTTGACCGCTTTTGGCGTTGCTGCCAATGACTCACTGGTGCTGTTTGTTGCACTGCTTAACTGAGTAAAACCTTTTTCTGTCAGCGTGGCGTCAGGATGGCGGCGGGACTGCTCATGCTCTGCGATTTTGTCATCGACGTAATCCTGCGTCGCCATCACTGTGCTGGCATCAATACTCAGCTCAACGGACGCCACGTTACTGACAATAATGACCATGCGGCAGGTCTGCGCACGTCCGGAGCCTTCAGCCAGTTCAGGCTTATAGCTTTCCGCCATGTTGGCGACCGCAATCAGTGTTCCGGCATCGTCATACAGACCAAGCTCACGCATCCAGAAGCCGCCCACTTCTGGCGGAACAACCAGTTCAGCCACGATATAGTTTTTATTCTTATTATCCACGCTGACTTTATTCAGGGCGTGACGCCAGACCTCATGCACCAGTTTCGTCTGACCGGCATCCGGCACCGGCAATTTGCCATTACCGTCACCCACGGCCATTGCAGACAGGTTTACTTTTTTCCCGCCGGGAACAGTGGCGGCTGCCAGCTTCGCGGCTCCGGCAGTAGTGATAACGGTTTTAAATTTCGTGCTCATTGTTTCTCACTTATCCGGGATAAACAGTAATAACATCACCATCACAGACCACACCGCCTGTATACAGATAGCCGGGAATGTCCTGGATAATGTTCAGGCCGATAAGGTGGCGACTTGCGGGTTTGGCATCGGCAATCAGCCGTTCCATTTCCAGATACATTTCCTCGGTCACACCACTGTCCAGCGTGCCAACATCAACCTTGAATGTTCCGGGTTCGCCGTCGAACTCCCACCACTCAGACACGCGAATGAGGTATCCCAGCGGTTCAATGGCTCGTCGCAGGGCGCTGATGGTTCCTTTGTGTCGGTGTATCAGCCATGCATCACGAATCACCTGTCGCTTTGTCTCTTCCGGCCAGTTGCGATCCCAGCGGTCAACGGAAAACGCCCAGGCGAGATAAGGCAGCAGATGTACCGGGCAGGTATCCGGTGACCACAGCGTGTTGAGGTCTACCGGAATGTCTGTAATGCGTGTTCCGACGGCTTCGGCACAACGCATGAAATTGCTGGCTGATGGTGGTAACAACGAATTACTCATTGCGCCCACCTTCGCTGATGGTGAATGACTCACAGCGCGCCGCCTGTATGTCGCTGATGGCCATATTCTGTGTGGGTTCGATTATCTCCACGCGTTGCACGCCGTGCACATGAAGTGCGGCAGCAATGGCGGACAGCGCCACGTCCTGACCGATAAGCCCCTGTTCAGCCAGCCACTTCCTGAACGACGATTCAGCCGCAGCCAGAATAGGTTCGGATTCCGGGCCGGGGTAAAAGTACAGCTTTGCATTCAGCCGCCATGTCACGATTCTGGCGCTCTGTACGGTCAGGCGGTCGGCCACCGGGCGGGTATCCTCTGCATTCAGAACGGCGCGAACGGTATTAAGCAACGCCTCCGTTGCTGTGCCGTCGCCTTCAGTGGACAGGATGGAAACCGTCACATTTGCCGGAGACGGACTGATAGCCCGCGCATCACGCACCAGACCGCTGGCGCTGCGTGCAAAATACTCGTATGCACCTGACGGGCCAGCAACACTCAGACCGTCATACGCCCGTTGCGCCCGCAGTCTCAGCGAGGTGTCACTTTCCATCACCGCGTCGGTGGTATCCGTTGCCGGAGTGATAACCAGGCGCTTTGTGTTCATATTGCCCGCGAGGTTGTCCAGGTCTGTCCCGGCGCTGTGGCTTAGCATGCAGGCGCGTGCACCCTCATTGACCCGCTGGCGTAACAGCATTTCACGAAACGCTGTTGTCTGGGCGATAACGTTCAGGGGCTCCGATTCCAGCTCCAGCGCGGCGGAGACGGCTTCACGCTGTTCGGCGGGATAAGCCGCAATCATCATGGCCTTTGTATCAACCAGAATTGCCTCAAAATCAGGCTCCGCGATGATGGCGGGTTCCGGTAACTGGGAAAGGTCAACGGCAGGCATGATTACTCCCTCAGCGCGATGGTTAATTCAACATTCTGCATGGTCTGCATGACAGTGCCCGACAGCGTCACCCCGGCGCGGCCTCCCGCTTTCCAGACAACGTCGATGGCATCCAGGGCAATGCGGGGTTCCCATCGTGTCAGCGCAATCACGGCGGCACTCATGCATTGCAGACGCGTGGTGTTATTCATGGGTTCGTCAATCAAATCAGGCACAAGGCTGCCATATTCCCGTCGCATAACCCGGCTTGCCAGCGGGGTGGTCAGGATGTCCCTGACTGACTGTTTCAGGTGCTCCATATCGTTCAGGTTTCCCGTCCCGTCCGGGTTCATTCCTGTGTAGCGGGTTGTCACTGCGGGCCTCCTGTCGAATCGCTGCCACCTTTAACGCCACCGTGTTTATGCGTATGCACTGTGATGCCGTTTGAGGTGAAGTCGCCGCCGCTGTGCGTGATATTGCCGCTCATCTTTCCCCCTTTTGTGACGTCAATCTCGGCTGTTTTCAGAAGGTTTGTGCATTCCACGACGGGTGTATCCAGTTTCACGCTGACGGATGCCTGCAAAGTGGCCGTTTTCATGCCGCTGGCACTCAGTGCGCCTGCGTCCGCGTCGTAGCGGAACACCGCGCCGTCCGGCGCGCTGATCACGATTTCTTTCAGGCTTTTGCCGGGTGCCGGATTGGCATCACTCCACAGGCTGCCGATTATCATGGCGGTTTCCGGGTTGCCGCCAATGCAGGCAATGACCACCTGTTCGCCTGGTGATGGCGGCAGCCACACATTGAAGGCCCCCGCGCGCGTGGTGTTCCAGCGCAACCAGCCTGTTTCCAGTTCGCCGCTGCGAACGCGCACGCGCCAGGATTCCTCATCAACTTCAGAGATGATCCCGGTGCGGATGATGTTGCTCAGCAGCCGCATGAGTTCTGCGCTCACCGTACAGCCTCCGCAATCCGGCCCAGCACCGTGTTATAAATCAGGCGTTCATCTGCCTGACTGATGCCCAGCAGCTCACGTACCGGGTAATCGGTGAAAATGCCCGGCGCAACCTGATCGCGCTCACCGAACTGATGAACGCGTGCAATACGTGCGGCCACGCCGCTGTAACCCACCGTCACACCGGAAGCATCTGCACGGGCTTTCAGGTAGCGGGCGGTGCGCAGTTTTACGAACATGGGGACGCGCTTTGTGCTGTCCTGGTTGATGCGCCGGGTGCGTATTTCCAGAAAACGGTCGATGTCATCCCGGTAAAACGTGCGGATATTGTTTTTATCCTCATCCCACCCGGTAATGGTTCGCCCGTATTTCCCCGTGTCGTGATGCCAGTTTTTCAGCGTGCGTGCTTCGTTATTCCAGATAAAGCGAATACGCTCCTGTATCCGGGTTACGCGGCGTCTGCGTGGTGTCCATGCGGTCCCGTCCGGCGCTTTCTGTGACCGGATACGTGCCTGCTGGGCGCGACGTAAATCCTGTGCCAGCTTTCTGGCGATGTTATTGATGGCCTGCTGATTCAGGCTGTCGCGGATAGCCTCAAAGGTTTCATCCACGCGGATGAATGCCTTATCCATCGCTTTCACCCCACGTCACATCCTGGAATACATGCGACCAGTCGCCTTCGGAAGATGGCAGGCGGGGTTTTGGCTCCGGCAGGTGTTCTGCCTGCGGCGTGCCCTGACTGCTGCGCGTGATGCGAACGCGTTCCCGCAGAGGGAGCGTAAACAGGAGATCGGCGCTGTCATCGTCATTGATAACGGCGGAAAATTTGATGTCCTGATTACGCTCCGGATTGAGCAACAACTGCGGCTGATTTTCGGATAACCACGCCAGTAGCGGCAGCGTGAGGTCGTCCAGCTCCCCGGCGTAATCCATGACAAACATCACTATCTGATAGCGGTAAACAAACGAGGGAGTTTCTCCGGTCGTTTCAATGTTGCCGCTCTCCACGAAAATGGTGAATTTTTCCGGGTTAGCCTGACACCATCGGCATGAACGGGTCATGGCTTCACGCAGGGAATCAGTTTTCAGCATGGTTGTTATCCTCGTTGTTCAGTCGTTGCAGCCTGCGCTGTTCCAGTAATTCAATGGCCCGTTTATCCGCGTTACAGGTTTCCAGTGCATCCAGAAGGCGGTCGCCCCATATACCGAGATTTCCCCATGTGGGAGTGTCAGGGAATGGGGGAGGCGTTACCGGTATGGTCAGCGTCTGCGGTATAAGCCGGACTGACGGCGCTGGCAGTGGCGCGTTCTGCGTGCCTGCGCAGCCTGTCAGTAAAACGAGCGTCAGGCAAAGCGTGGGCGCATTCATCTTTTGCAATATCGTTGCGTAGCTGTTCACGTCTTGCCTCTCCGTCCTGATTGCGTTGCTGATTTTCCACGCGGAGTTGCGCCAGCACCTGCTGCATATCCTGTACCCCGGCGCTGATGATATTCAGGGTGTCGGCGGTACTTTTCAGGGTGCTGGCCTGCGCTTCATTTCTGGCGTTCTCCCGGCCCAGCGACCACGACAGACGCATGGATGTTCCCCATCCGGCAATCAGAAGGAAAGCGACGCCAAGCGTGGGCCAGAGCTTCATGCCGGATAGGCTCCGTGTGGTAACTGAAAATGCGGTCCGTCTTTCAGGGTCTTCCAGTCGCCGCCCCATTCCACCGGAATATTCAGTTCCCGGCTGGCCTGTCTGAATGCTGCTGCGATTTTTTCGTACAGCGGCCATTCCCATGACACCTGGCTGCCGATATAAGCCACAACATCCACGGCATGTCCCGTAAGGTGGCGGCTGTTCATGGTCTGGCTCTTACCCGTGGCCACCAGTTGCTTCTGGCGGTAACGGCTGCGCAACCCTTCGGTGATACCAAAATCCACTTCCGAGATTTCCAGTGCCCGTCGGGTCACTTTCACCAGATCAGGATTTACGCCCTGCAAATTCTTTTCGCTCCGGCTGCTGAATTTAAATGTGTTGCTCATTCGTCCTTCTCCTTCACCCTGCGATTAAAGGCCGCAATAACCTTGTCGCGTGCTTTCTCTGCCCCCATAAAACCGATTGATGCGCCGATAAACGTCACGGCATCTTCAGGAAACCCGAAGAAGCGCAACGACCCGGCCACGGCCATAGCAAGAACGCCGCACGCCAGCGATCCCGTTACGGTCTGAACCAGTGTTCGTCCGTCATAAAGACTCATCAGCGCGGAAATGCTGACTGCCGCGCCTACTGCATACACCGTTGGCAGGTGGTCAAAGAGCCACGCAATAACCTGCTCTGTGATCCCTGTTTGAATGGTGCTCACTGCTACTCCCCCCACAACTGAATCATTTCTCGTTTCTTCTTCTCCGGCTCCGGCATCTCCACGTCCTGCCCGGCGTCCAGAAATACCTGCTGACAGAGTCCGGGGTTGGCATCCAGCACCTTTTCGGTGACGCCCTGCGTCGTGCCGTAGTACCGGAAACAGAGCGAATCCACGGTGTCGCCTTCCAGTGCCTTCACTTTCATCAGCACAGCTCCGCAAAGATTCGCGGGCGGCGCAGAATGTCAGAGATGGCCCAGCTCACATCGCGCCACAAATCCGATGTCTGTATATCCAGTGCGTCCGCGCGGCGGTCGCCCTTATCCGTTGTGTCCGCATCGCGGTAACGCTCCAGAATCAGGGCGCGTGTGGCGGTATAAACGGCATTGCGCCAGTGCCAGAGATTGACGCTTTCTCCGTTAATTACGGGTGCCGGAACATCGGCCAGCGTCTGATGGCCAGCCGCCTGTTGTTCCTGCTGCCACGCTTCCAGCTCGCGGGTAACGTGTGCCACGGCCCCGGTGGCGGTATGCAGCAGGCGGGAGGTGGTCACACGGCCCGACAGTCGTATCGCCAGACGCAGCTCACGCAGCACAATATCCGGCCAGAATGCGCCCGCTGAAATACGGGTATCACCATCATCGGTATCGGTGATGTCGTCCTCTGCGGGTCCGGGGTTGGTTCTGGCAACCATACTCATGGGGTTCACTCCTGAAAAAATCGGGCGGTGGGTGCGCGGTGTAAACGGTCACGGAGTCAAACCGGAACACCGCGCACGCCGCCCGCTGACGGGGTCAGTCGTTAACCGCGCTTCGCCTTCTGCGTCGCGGTGTTTTTTCGTGTTGCAGGCTTCCGCGTTGTCTTTTTACTTTTGCTGCTTTCGTCCTGCGTCTGCGGTGTGCTGGCATCTTCTGGTGCGGCTGCGGAATCAGCTTTCTTCAGGGCGCGGGAAAGGGTTGCAATCTCGCGTTTCACACCTGCGTTCGGGTTCAGGTGCATCGCTTCGCGCAGCAGCTTCAGTGATGAGGCCATGCTGTCCGCATCGCTCAGGCCACGGCGGGCAAATGCGCACGCCTTGCATAATTTGGCGCGCACTTCGTCCGGCATATCCTGGTTGGCGACAATTTCCCAAAGTGTGTCCAGTGGTTCGATAAAGGTGGACAAATCCGCGTCGGCATCCGTCCCGGCCTGCGTCAATACCGGGTTGCAGATTTCTTCGGTCAGTACCGTGGCAGCAGTACGGCCAAAGTTATCCGGCATGATGAGGTTGTGACGGACCACATACGCACCAATACGCAGCGCAAGCGGAAGATCGCCGCAGTCAATCGCCCACACCATCAGCGTGGCAATCACTTCGTCCTGCTGCCCGCCGTCAGCCTCCAGCGTTCCCTCAATCCAGCCGGAAAAATCCGGCAACAACTCTTTTTTGATGGCGGCTTTCGCGCTTCTTGCCTGTACGCCCTTAAGCCGGGCCTGTGCCAGACGCAGACGATACAGCACCTCTTCATGCGCGGTACGCGCGGCGTGGTCCACGCCTTCATTCGCCCGGCCTGCGCGCTGTGCCATCACGTTCTGCCAGTGTTGCTGTGCAGGAGTAATCATTTTTTCTCTCCGTTACAGGCGGGCATGATGCCCGCCGTGAGTTGATTAGCTGTCGGCGAACTTCAGGCCAGTGACCATCGCGCACTTGCCATAGTCTTCAACGACATAAGCGTCATTGATGGACTGGTAGGTGGCGATGCGGTTGTATTCCGGTTCGTCTTTCATCAGACGACGCATTGAACCTTTCTGCCAGTAAATCGACAGGTTGTTGAACGAGGTGATCAGCATCGTTGAATCCGGGAAGAACGGCGCAAGGAACACGCCCAGCCCGCCAATGGTGCGCGATGACAGAATGAGCTGCCCGGCGAGTAATTCCGCATTGGGATTCTGGCCGCTGATGCTGTTCAGCACGGGCAGACGCAGCGAGTTAAACAGGTTGCGCCCCATAATCACCACGAGGTCGTCAGCTTCCTTGTGCCATTCATCCAGCAGGGATGAGCGCGCGTCCTGTACCAGTGCATCAGCGTTCGCATACTTACCCGCGTGCGCCACGGTGTTGTCCATGTTACGGGAGGTCAGCGTCACGTCATTCATAACGCGTTCGCTGGCGTCGGTTCTGATGTGCTCCAGCCAGCCCACGTTAACGTCCTGAAGCAACTTGTTGGTGCTGAAGTTAGACTCATCCGCGTGAGACGTGCCGTTGAAACCGATCATGATGCGGTCAAGTGCCACCTGTCGGGCAATCTGTGCGCTGATGCGGGACTGAAAATCAGGGTGTGCCGCCCAGGCATCAAGCTGCGGATATGAAATAAACGTGTCGTAGTTCACCTGTTCGCACTGGTATTTGCGTTTTTTCAGATCAACCACGTTATTCGGGTTACGGCGTTTTGTGCCGTCATAACTGGTATTCGTGCGCGCAATCGGCCCGGTGGTATCCAGGAGGATTTTTTCGCCTTTCTGGTCGGTCACGCCGATCACGTTAATTCTTTTTGTAAATTCGGTGCTTTCCTTTGAGGCGTTTTCAAAACGCTGCTGTACCGAGGGTTCCACGGTAAATCGCGATACCAGTGCGGAAACCGGGATATTGTTAAGCGACGCCTGCTGCGCCATATAGCAACCCAGCTTGTTGCGGGTAATATCTGACATCACCAGATTCATAAAAAATTTGCTCCTTTGTCTTATCAGAAGTCAGCCAGCTGGTCGGAGGCTGCGCCCGTTGCGGTGAACCGGTTCTGCGGATCGCCGTCCTGCGTGCGCAGTTTTTCCTTCAGTGCTGCCAGCTCTGTGGTCAGTGAAGTGATTTTCTGGCTGTCCTGCTGATGGCGGGTATCCAGTGCATTAAAACGGTCGATAATGTCGGCCTGTGACGTTGCGACGCCTTCCACCGCTTCCTGAATGCGGGAGAAACTGGCGTCATCCGCTTTGCGGCCACGGCCAATAATCCCCATTACGCGGTTAAACCACTGTGTGCCTTCTTCCTGGCGTTGTTCTGCCATTTCGATGATTTCAGACTCGATGGCTTCGGAGATAAGCGGTGCTTCACCCTGGACACTGTTGAACGTCATCACCGCCTGACGTTGCTGTGCCGTGAATTTCAGGCGCTCAGTGCCCAGGCTTGCCGGGGTGTCGGTCATCGCCAGCCCGACCAGATAGGCGCGCCCGTTAACGGAGAACTGCGGGTGCAGTTCGATACTGGAATAGATTTTCTTGCCGTCAGCGACAAGCTGCTTCATGCGCTCGGTCGGTTCGATTTCTGCATACAGCGCAGTACGTCCGGCCAGCGGGCCTTCCGTAATATCTTCCGTACTCAGCGCGGTGACATCGCCCATTGCGGAAAATTCGCTTGACGGGCATGGCGAGAGATAGTGCTCAACGTTCACGCGGGCAGCGTAAACATCCGGGTTGAAGTTCTCGGCGGCTTCACGCAGATGTACCGGACTGATTTCGCGGCCATCAACAGTTGATCCGGAGACAGCCACGCGAAACTTTTTGCGGGATGTCTTTTTTTCATTAGCCATAGTTTTTGCCCCTCTGACTGGTTCTTCAGTCATGATGGCAAAGCGTAACAGGCTGATACAAAGGGCTTTTGTTGTAAGAAAACGGCCAGAACAGGGGGTTAAGGAGAACGGTTTCGCGCGCGGGTAATCTTCCTGTAATTACTCAGGGGGAGCAATGATTCAGGACGCTTTTGTGCGCCAGCGTGCGCGGCAACTTTACTGGCAGGGTTATCCGCCCGCAGAAATATCACGTCTGATGGGAATAAACCCGAACACGATTTATGCGTGGAAAAAACGCGACCAGTGGGATGAAACGCCACCCGTGCAGCGTGTCACGCAGTCCATTGATGCGCGCCTCATCCAGCTTACTGAAAAACAGAATAAAACAGGCGGTGACTTTAAGGAAATAGACCTGCTGACCCGGCAGCTTAAAAAGCTGCATGATGGCCAGCCGGATGTGATGGCCGCAGGAAAGAAAGGCCGGGCGAAAAAACTCAAAAATCATTTCACGCCGGAACAGATTGCCGCACTGCGGGAAAAAATCATCAGCAGGCTGGAGTGGCATCAGCGGGGCTGGTTTGACTCCCTGACCCTTTGCAGGGAAGCCGGGATACGTAACAGGATGATCCTGAAATCCCGACAGATTGGGGCGACCTGGTATTTTGCACAGGAAGCACTGCTGATGGCGCTGCGTGACGATGTGGCGCAACCTTACCAGCGTAACCAGATTTTTTTGTCTGCGTCGCGTCGTCAGGCGTTCCAGTTTAAAAGCATTATTCAGAAGGCCGCGGCTGAAGTTGATGTGGAGCTGAAAGGGGGCGATAAAATCATCCTCTCCAACGGCGCAGAGCTGCATTTTCTCGGCACTTCTGCTGCGTCGGCACAGTCCTATACGGGCAATTTTTATTTTGATGAATTTTTCTGGGTCAGTCGCTTTGCTGAACTGCGCAAGGTGGCTGGCGCTATGGCAACCCTCAGCGGACTGCGGCGCACCTACTTCTCCACGCCATCCACCGAAACGCACGAGGCATACGCCTACTGGAACGGCGACCGCTGGAACGAGAAAAAGGCCTCGCATAAACGCCAGCGTTTTTCTGTGGACTGGAAAACGCTGCATAACGGACTTATCTGCCCTGACCGGACATGGCGGCAGATTGTCACGCTGGAAGATGTGGTTAATCACGGCTGGAAACACACCGATATTGACGAAATCCGCGATGAAAACACCGAAGACGAGTTCCTCAATCTCTACATGTGTGAGTTTGTCCGCGAAGGGGAATCGGCATTTAACCTGAATATCCTGATTGGCTGCGGCGTTGACGGATACGACGACTGGAAAGACTGGAAACCTTTTGCTCCCCGCCCGATGGGAAATCGTCCGGTATGGATTGGGTATGACGCAAACGGCAGCAGTGGCAACGGCGACAGCGGCGCTGTGTCCGTGGTGGTTCCTCCGGCTGTTCCTGGTGGCCGTTTTCGAACGGTGGAGACGCGACGCGTTCAGGGGCTGGAGTTTGAAGAACAGGCCAGAGTCATTGAAGAGTTCACGTGTCGCTACAACGTGGAACACATCGGCATTGATGTGACGGGCGGGAACGGGGAGGCTGTTTATCAGATAGTGAAACGGTTTTTCCCTGCTGCTATTCCGTACACCTTCACGCTGTCATCAAAACGGTCGCTGGTACTGAAAATGCTGCAAATAATGCGTGCCGGGCGGTGGGAATACGATCGCGCCGAACGCGAACTGGTCGCGGCCTTTAACGCCGTGCGTAAGGTGAAAACACCGGGCGGCTTTATCACTTACGAAACGGACCGCGCGAGGGGGATCAGCCACGGCGACCTTGCGTGGGCGACCATGCTTGCTGTCATTAACGAACCGATTGGCGGCGAAGGAGAAAACGAGCGTTTCACGGTTATGGAGTTCTGATGAGCAGAAAAAATAAAAAAGTGCGCATGAGTTCACGCATTGATCTCGCTGATGCGCTCAGGAAAGAATCATCGCTCAGTGCATTCACATTTGATGGTCCTTATCGCCTGACCGGGCATGACCTGCTGGACAATATGTACTGTGCTGATAACGGGCGGTGGTATGAAACCCCGGTGGACTGGTACGGTCTGGCAAGAGCTGCCCGGCAAACGTCCTGGCATCAGTCTGCGCTTTACTTTAAGCGCAATGTATTGCTCGGTTGCTATATTCCGCACCCGCTGCTTTCCCGGCAGGATTTCTCGGCGCTGGCGCTGGACTGGTTTGTGTTCGGTAACGCATTCCTTGAGCTTCGAAGCAATATGCTCGGCGAACCGCTTAAATTACGGCACGCACTGGCGAAATACATGCGACGCGGAAGCGATCTTGAATCATGGTGGTATGTGCAGGATGGCAAGGACGCGTTCCAGTTTCGCCCTGGCAAAGTGTGCCACCTGATGAATCCGGACATTAACCAGGAAATTTACGGCATGCCGGAATATCTCGGCGCATTACTCTCGGCCAGCCTGTCTCATTCGGCGGACATGTTCAGAAAACTGTATTACGACAACGGATCCCACGCCGGGTGCATCATCTACATCGGTGCAGCGCAGGTAAACCGCGAAAGCATGGACTCCCTGAAAGAAACGTTACAGGGTGCACGTGGTGGTGGTGCGTTTAAAAACGTGCTCATTCATGCGCCCAACGGGGGCAAAGAGGGGGTGCAAATTTTGCCGTTCCAGCAGATCACCGCAAAGGATGAGTTCATGAATGTCAAGGCGGCATCCCGTGATGATGTGCTGGCTGCGCACCGCGTTCCGCCGCAACTGATGGGGGCGATGCCGGGCGAAAAAAGTGCGTTTGGTGATGTGGAGAAGGCCGCGCGGGTTTACGCAATTAACGAGCTGATGCCCGTCATGGAGGCCATGAAGCACATCAATGACTGGCTTGGCGAAGAGGTGATCCGCTTTAACCCTTATGCACTGCTGGACACCCAGCCCACATCCTGACGCGCTTCGCTTGTCTGCTGCTTCGCCGGGGCATAAAAAATTTATGCCCCGACTCTCCAGCTCCTGTATCAATCAGATAATTTCACGACGCTTTCCTGCTTATTGCCATCATCGACAGCCAGACTCTTACGCAATCCCACCGCGTTGGCTGCATGTTCTCGCCGTCTCAGTGCGATTTTGACGGCCTTACCTTTCACCCCATCAAATCAAAAGCCCTCACGTCTTTTTCACGCTCAGCGTGAGAAATACAGCCATTCTGTTGTATCTCTGCGACATCGTTCAGGGAATGCTATTTACCCCCTGAAACGCGGGCTGTTCCCCCGTCACCTGCGCGCAGAAAAAACGCGTTTTTTTGTGCACGCACGGATCCTTGACGGATCCAGCCACCATGCGGGCCGGAAGGGTAAAAAGTCTTTCAAAAAAATTGTGCAAATTTGTGCGCTATTGTGCAGCAGGGCGATGCGCGATTATCGCCCTGGTTTGAGGGGGATCAGGTGTTATTTTTATCTGTCGTCAGTGGGCTAAACCATCCACAATTTACATCGCAGGACTGATGCGTTCTGTCCTCGTGTTTCTCCTGCCACAATGCTTTTCCGCCAGCCTTTATGATGGCTCTTTCAACATCCCGCTCGTATCGCAAGGGCTGAAATACGTCATTAATGAAATATTCGCTTATGTCCGGAAGCGATACTGCAAAATTATTGGTTTGTTGCGCCGTCCGGCTATGCAGCAAAGCGGCATACTTTAATGCGTCCTGTGCTTTCTGGAATTTAAGTGCATAGTCAGTGGCGATTTTTTCCAGTTCAGCGATTCGGTTGTCTTTAGTTTCCAGCCAATCAAGTAGCGCCAATACTTCAGGATCCCCGACATCCAACACTGTTACGCGTGATTTTTCATAATGTTCGTCGGCAAGAGTTCGACCAATTTTGAAATCTCCATCATCACCATAACCGGAGCAGGCATAAACAACCTGTGCTCCAGATATTCGCTGAATTGACATTTCCTCGCCGCAAATAGGGCATTTCGGTACTGGCGCAGGTGAATAACGTTCGCGTAATGCCTGATAGTCAATCTTGCTCACTGGTTGCCTCCTTTGTGTTGCGTCAGCTCTTCCTGCGCCTGCATCATGCGATTGACCTGAACGCGTGTGCGTCGAACGGCAAAATTAAATTGAAACATGAGCCGGAACATTTCTGAGGCTTCCGTGTGAGCATCATGGAGAGGTGACAGGCGGTACAGTTCTGCCTCCGTAGCTTGTTGAATCAATGACAGATCAAATTGAAGTGCTGGTCTGGTACATTTTGCACATCTGGCAGCAAGCTCCGGCATCAGTTTCTTAACGAAGGTGTTTTGCACCGCTTTGTTGAGCTGTGTCTGCATCCAAATCGCAAATTTCAGCGAACGCATAAGTTTGATAGCCTCGGGCAGCGGCAGATAGATCATGCTGGTAGATTTGGGTGGTTGGTGAATCATCTTCACGGATACGCGATTTCGCAGCGTTCGGAAAATCGTGTTCCCAACAACAGCTTCTACGGATACAGGACAGGGAGCCAGACCAGCCCGCAGTGCTTCTTTCATTAGCATGTATTCGTATTTTTTCATCGTGTTTTCCTCGTGCGGGGCGACAGTGCACCCCGATAAAATTAAAAGCCGTCAAATTCGTCATTCAGGAAATAATGCCCGGATATTCCCTGCCATCTGACTGGTTATCTGTGCGGTTGGTACTGGCTGTGACACGGGGCGTTCTGTCCTGGTTTGTGTCACCGATAACGCCTCATCGTCAGCCCATGCAGCCAGTCGGTAAGCCTCTGCCGGATTCATTTTCAGAAGTGCCAGCCCGGCCAGAAAAGCCACGCGTTGGCCGCTTTTGCGGGCTTCTGGTGTAAGGCTGTCCAGCCAGGCGCATGCTTCGCCTTCGTTCTTGACGGCGGCGGGCTTCAGATAGAAACTTATCCGTCTGGTTGGTGTCGTCATTGGTTTACTCCTTGTCCATTGCGTACAGCCCATTAACCAGAGCAAACTGTGGCACCCCGTCCGCGATGAAAGTCGCATTAACTCCGCAGGCTTCGCGGATAGCGGGTGCCACAATCTCCGCCCCTCCACCGACAACCATCACCCGCCCGTAACCCGAAAAACCCGCCAGCGCGCGGATCACGCGTTGTTTCAGTGTTTCTTCCTTTTCACGAATAACCGCCATCAGGCTGTTGTAATGCGCGTCATTGTGGATGTGCTGGCGCAGCCAGGCTTCATCATGGCGATGTTCGATAATGGTATTGGCGATGTGGTGACTGGTACGCATACCGTTAGTGGCCATCACCGACAGTACGGCATCGGCCATCAGGGAAACGCCTACGTGTGGATCGCAAAACACCTGGCTGATACCTGCCAGTTGTCCCTGAACCTTTGCCACATCCAGCGTGGTTCCGCCTAAATCCACAATCAGCAGGGATTCAAACGGACTCATGTCAGCCAGTGCTTTAAAGCCAGCCGGAATGGATTCAGGCATAACCCGCACGTTACGGATAGTGAATGCCTCACCGTTCTGGTACTCCACCGGGCGCATAACGTTCGCTTTTTTGCGGTTGATGTTGGCCATGTCCGGCTGTGCGTTTGTGTCGAAATACTCGCTCAGTGGCAGGGTGACAACCACATCCACCTCCTGTGGTGTGATGCCTGATTTGACCAGCGCGTGGTGAATGGCGATTACATTCACATCGCTGTACTGGTATTGCGTGTCGGTCGTCTGGACAAAGCGATCGCTGACCGGATCAAAACCATAGCGCACGCCATCAAGCATGTAGTTCGCAGGCTGCGAGCCACCGAACGGCGCAGACCATTCCGACTTGAAGCTGTTCGGGCTGATGGCGTTGCGGCGTTCGCTGTTCTCAGTCCATGCCAGCTTGATGTTGGTGGAGCCGTCGTCGATACAAATTTTCATGTCGCTTTTCCTTATGTTGATTAATTAATCGTTTACGGGATTCTGAAATCCCGTTTTTGCCTGTTTTGTGCGCGCTTCATATATCGCTGCGCGTTTTTTGCTCATTTACGGGATTCGTGAGTCCCGTTTCTGTCTGTTTTTTGTTTCCACTGGTCAGGCCACCCCGCAGCAGGTCTGCTTTGCGGTGGGCGCGTTCAGTGGTTTCACTGATTCTCTGTGCGTGCTCTGCGTCGCGGATGGCGCGCAGCATGTCAGAAAGCACGGTAACGGGTGTTTTCATGGTGTTCTGGTCCTGCTGAAGTGTGGATGCCAGGCGTGCGGCGGCTTCAGGGTCTGATGCCCCCAGCTGTGCCAGATAGCTGGCGACCGGGTTATGGCGGATCTCCGTGCTGCTTACACCGTGATTACGGCTCAGGCGCTGCCAGAGCTGCGTGATTCGGCTGTCCGGGCGGGTATCCGGTTTGCGTACAATTTCAAATCCCTGCGGTGCAATGATGCTGCCGTCAACGTACAGACTGCCGCCCCGTAACAGGTGCTGCATTTGTTGTTCACCGATATGCAGGCCGAGAGATTCAGCAGACTCCCGCCATTCTCTAGCGAGTAATTCGTGGTTATCAGGCAAAGGCCGCTGCTGTTTGCGGCTCTGTGTCCAGCTCTGCATTTCATCACTGCTGTTTTTTGCCTGTTTGTCACGAAGCGAACGCATCAGCGCCCGGCGTTCGTGCCGTTTCAGTGAGCGCATCCATTCGTTCACTTCAATGCCGTCAGGAAGCTGCGGCCACGGTGCTGGCCGTTCTTCCGGCTGTTCTGTCCCGTTGTTGTCCGTTTCCTGTACACGGGGACAGTTATTGCCACGGGTCCAAGGGGCGGCAGGGCCGCCCTGAAGGTCAAAACCATTTTCGTGGGCGCTACCTTCCTGTTCCGGTTTACGTCTTACCAGCTTCCAGTTATCCGGGTGCGTGCACACACGGGAGGATTCCCCGATGAGTGGTGACCAGATCCCGTAAATCTGTACGCCCTGTTCGCCGTAATCGTTCAGCTCATCTGCGAGGTCGTAGGCGGTGCGAATCAGGTAGTCCTTGCGTGGAACAAGTACGCCACCCTGTTTTTCAATGTAGGAGGCAAAACACCCGGCATCAGCGGCAGCGAGTACCGCATCCATTGCGTCATCCTTCAGCCGTTGCGGGCCTTCCGGGTTGCGTGCCATCTGGCTGGCAAGGCGGCGCAGTTCACGCCACACCTGACGGGAGGGGATGCCAAAGAACTGGAACTGGCGGACGCGGTGAAGGCGCGCCCAGCCGATGGCGCGCTCCACGCTCTCGGCCATTGATTTTCCGGTTTCGTGGTCAACGCGTGGCTTGCCCGTTTTCGGGTCGATGCCATCCACGGCGCGGCTGTCCAGGTTTTTTCCGATGTAGGTGGCGATATAGCTGGTCGGTGTGCCTTTTGAGCCGTCGACATACTCCACCTTAAAGCGCGGAGTAATATCATTGCCCAGCTCGTGGCGGTCTTCCTGAATGGCAATATCGCGGGTGATGGCCACGATGCTGTCGATTTCTTCCGGATGTGCAAAGACCATCATATGCCAGTGCACAGTGCCGTCATGGTGAGGCTCCACCGTGCGGATGCCATACCAGCGAAGACCGTCGCGGTTCAGTTTTTTGCGGACCGCCGCAAAAAACGTGTTAACTAGGTAATCGCTGGAGTCGCGCATGGTGGCCCCGTTCCATCTGGGGTTCGGATGACCGTTCTCTGTTGTGGCGTGGTATTTTGACGGGCAGGTGACAGTCAGAAACACCGCTTTGTCGCCACGGGCTTCGGCCAGAAGTTCCAGCCCCTTCATGGTGGCCATCATTTCTGCCTTACGGTGAACCGGGTTACTTACTCCCGCGTAATACACTGTCTCGAGATCAATCGTGAACCCGTCTTCGTTTTCCAGCATGAAACTTTTCAGAAAATCGCGTGTTTTCTCGCGCTGTGCGCGAAACTCGCTTAACGCGTCCTGGCTCAGATAGGGCGATGTTTTTCTGGAAACCAGACAGGCGGCACGGAGTTGTTCTTCCCGCCACTCGCAACGTAACAGCCACAGTTTGCGTTTCCACCATTCCGCACAGGTCAGACGAAGGATTGCGCCCGGCAGCAGCTCCGTGTCCGGTTCGTTCCTCCGGTCTTTGTCTGTTGTCAGCGCTTCGTAATGCGGCGGCACGGTGTGCAGGTGTAACGCCATGCGGGCCAGCATCTGATACGCCTTCAGTGCCACCTCCATGGTCAGCTCACCATCAGTCGCGCCAAAGCCATCGCAGAGTTTTTCGAAGGTGCTGCTGAACATCGCCGCCGTCATGGTGGCCAGCGTCTGTATCTGGTGTTTGTTGAGCTGCGGCAGGTAAAGCAAATCGTCCAGGCGTTCGCGTCCGGCAAGGGAGCGATAACCCGGTGTCAGCCAGCGACTGTCGGCACGGTTAATGCGATCGAATATCTTGCGCAGGGTTCCGCGTGCATAGCGTTCTGCCTGCCAGCTCTTTTTGCCTTTCCGGCGATCGGCTTCCTGTTTTTTGCGCAGGAAGGAGAGGTGGCGAATAAGCGGATCGCGCAGATAGGACGGCAGCAGGCGCAGCGAGGCCATGGCTTCATCCACCGCGCCGCGTGCCTGTCTTCTGGCTTCTCCTGCCAGAGTGATGGTTTTGTCCTGTTTTTCCTGTGCGTCCAGGCTTTTATTAATCAGGTTGCCCAGTGGCGTGGCGGAGAACACCGCATCAGCCTTTTCCTGGCGGCGCTCGTTCTCTGCCCGGTAGGCATCCAGCCAGGAGGAAAGCGCGGATTCAGGTGCGGGGATCCCCGTTCCTTCACGCCCTACTGCGTGGCGCGGTTGTTGCCAGTCCCTGATGTACTCTGTCGTCATACTGATTTACTTCGTCATACCGTTCAGGGTGTCACGGCAAACGGCAGCCAGCCGCTGAATTTCCAGCACGGTGTCTTCTGTGTCGGCATAGCGATGTGTGATGCGGATGCTGTCTGCAATCACATCGACGATCGCAGAGGATGGGCGCTGGTAAATGCCAATAACGGACGGGGTGCCGCCTTCAATGCGGTAAAGCCTGTAATTTCCCTCGTGGCTGTCAATCATGTAGCGGCCATCAATAACAATCTTTCCGTCAGCGAGCTGCGGTACAGGCAGGGATTTCAGGTACATGTCATAACGGTCACGCACGCGAACGGCAAGATCGCGCTCTGTGTTGAGCAGGTATTCAAGAAAGTCGTTGGCGAGAATCATTGCGGCAATCCTCTTGTTACAGATGTGCGAAGGCCTCCCGCCGCAAGGTGCAGGAAAGGCCCGGAACCAGAATTAATGGAGTTTGTTTTGCTGCAGGATGAGCCGCTGAAGCTCGCGCAGATCATCCGCCAGATAGCTGAAAATAGAGGCTGAATAGATGTTCGATAGCGCGTGGCTGCGCTCATGCAGCATATTGATGTGCATGATCTGCGCGACGCGTGATGCGCGGAAAAGTCTGCGGTTGATTTCAGTCTGGATGTGACGACGCTCCGCGATAGCGCGGTGCTGTTTGCGGTTTGCCATGGTGTTTGGCCTCTTCGTTTGTGAGTTTTTGGATACTCACCAACCAGAGTTGAGAATCTCGGGGTGGCGAGACGTACGGGGTTCTCAACACCGGCAAACGAAGAAACCGGCCCGACCGAAGTCGGCCCCGTACGCCCCACCATAATTCTGATGCGAAAAAGACGTGGCAATACAGTACGCACAAAAAAACCGCTGGCGCGGTTGTGCGCTTCGTTTGTCAGCAGGTTGAGAATCCCGGCACCCGTTTTATGAGGTGCAGCGGAAATGTAACCTGACTGATTGCGGCATGGCAAGCGGTTTTTTTGTGTGTGCATGATGATTACTCAGTTTGGTAATAGCTCGTACAGCACGGCGTCGGCGGCGGTGCGGCGACCGTAAAGAAAACGTGCTGTACGAGTGGTGACTTTTATTTGCAGTGTGTGATTAATGTGTTTTGCTATCATGGCGAACGTCATGTGCTGCTCATCACGTAGTTCAGTCACCAGTTCCACCAGGTGATCGCTGTATCTGGTCAGGTGGTGGAGTTCTCCGCATTTTCGCAGGCTATAACCACGTTTATTCAGGTGCGCTTGTACGGTGCGATGGGTGCATCCCACCTCGGCGGCCAGTTCCTGCGCCGTTCTGGTGTGGCGGTTTTCAATGAGAAAGGCGATCTCCTTTGCACTCAGAGTCTTTTTCTTGCGACCAATCAATCCACGATCACGTAAAAAACTAAGTCGGTGCATAACTGCGTCATGGGTTCGTTGAATTTGTTCGGTTATCTGGCGCGTGTTGCACTCCGGATAAAGCGAGATAAGCATTTCATCTTCCTGTTGTGTCCATGGTTTTACATGTGCCGGAGCCACACCAGGTGTACCCATTGGTTTGAGTTTGAAGTTATGCATATTTTTTACCTCGTTAGCGGTGGTGCTTTACACGGCGTATAAACCGCGGTGGTGGCACCACACTTCAAACATTCGTTTCACAATTTCGCGGCAGTAGTAGCCATCGGCATCTCTTGTCAGGTCGTAGCGGTTGCCGTAACGCTGACGCATCCATCGTTCAAAGGCTTTGTGCATGTTCTGTCCTCTGGCTTTTTGTTTATTGGCCAGCGGTTTCACTGGCCGGGTGTCATTACTTCACGGGAACGAACGGAACAGCGGTGTTACTGGTCATGTATTGCGGCAGCGTGCCGTTCCATTTGTTAATCGCTTCCAGCTCCATGACGCCGGGATTCTGGCGCAGAGCTTCGCCGCGTAAACGAATGGCGTCGGCTTCAGCCTGGGCTTTTGTGCGAATGGCATCGGCCTGTCCGGCAGCTTCTGCGCGCAGCATGTTGGCTTCAGCTTCGCGTTGCTTGACTTCCTGTTCGCGTTGCAGGGTTTTCTGGTTTGCCGTGACTTTGGCGTTAATGCTGTCGATAACGGTTGGCGGATATTCCGGTTTGCCGACATAAGAGAGGCTCATGACCTGAATGCCGATGGGGGTCATCTCTTCCTGAATATCTTTAAGTGCTGAATCCAGCAGTTCAGACTTACCGCCGTCGATAAACTTATCGGTGGTCATTTTGCTGGCCAGTCGGTTGAGTGCATCGGCGATCTTCTGGCGCAGGTCAGTGTCGGTAATGTCATCCACGCCTTTGCGGTAGGTCTGAAACACTGTGGTAACTTTGGATGGATCAACCTTGTAAGCCACGCCGATGTGATAGCCGATGGTTGTGCCGTCACTCATCTGGAAGCTGAACGGCTCATCGTAGGTCTTCATTTGTTTGAAGGTCGGGAAGATGTAAACCTCTGTATTCCAGCCAGTCCAGTAGCGGCCAACGCCAACCACTTCGCCAACGCCTTTGTCGTCGCCCAGCTTGTTGACTTTGATGCCCACATTACCTGGCTCAACGCGATCGCAGCCAACCAGCAGGATGGCGGCAAAAAGCGGGAGAATCTGAAAGAGTTTGAATTTCTTCATTGTTTGATTTCCTTGATGTACTTACTGAAAAGGCGAACAACGCCTGCCGGGTACAGCATGGCAATGAAAATGCCCAGCAATACCAGGAAGGAGCTGTCTGATGAAATCATTCGGGGGAGTAGTCCTGCATACAGAATGAGAGAAACGAGGACGCATACCAGCGCCCACATGTATGCGCGAAACCAGGTCTTTTTGTTCATATCGCGGTCCTTTACTGGTTAAGGAAAAAATCAAAAACCTTGTCGATGCGTTGCAGTAGCTCTCGTTGCATTGCTTCCGGCGTTTCTGGTTCACCAGGCGAACCCAGTGGTGCGCAGAAATCAGCGATTTCATGATGGAGCGTCAGGCGAATGGCTGGAGCCATGGTTCTGGCGTGCTCCAGCTCATCCAGCAGTGCCAGCACGGAAGATGGCGAGAGCATTGCGCGAAACGCCAGTAATTTTTGATGCGTTGCCATTCGTTGCAGGTCAGTCGCCAGTTCGCGTAGTTCCTGGTGGTTGATGGTGCTCATGCTCTGGCTTCCTTCAGTAGCTGGTTAAACATGTGAGTAAGTGGATTGCCACACCCGAACGGCATCGGGTTTACCTGGTAAGAGAACCGACCGCCTGTTTTGCGTTCTTCTCTGATGACTAAGCCGTCGCGCCAGAGTCGGCGTAACTCAGCATTAATGGCTGTGGTTGGGGTATTCAGTGCTGCGGCGATTTCTCCGCCGCTACAACCCGGATTGGCGGCGATGTAGTCCAGAATGGTCATCTGCGTGACTCCTGTACCTGTCGGATAAGGTTCACCTGCACCACGTTGGTGGCGCAGAAGTAAGTGTCGTCAGTGAGATAAATGTGATGCGCGTCAGGTTGCGAACGGTGACGGTCGAGCGTTTTAATCAGCCGTTCGTCAACTTCGTATTCACGTCCTCTGGAAGTGAAACGAACGACGGTAAATCGCTTAATTGCCATTGCGCCCCCTTTGTCCAGTAACCCTATGCGTTAAATACGGTGCGCTGTGCGTCATCAATGAATGCGACGTGAGAACGCTCTATCAGGCGGAGATTTGTCAGAATTTCTGATTCCCTTATGGGGTGAGGAGTGATCAGGTATTTATCCTGTAATCCGGCGATAATGGTGTATTGCTGTAGCTCCGAGCCAATTGTGTAAATAAGGCGTCCGGTGTTAGACAAATCCAGTCCGGTGACTGGTTGTGTTCTGAGAACCGTTAGTTCAGCATCCTGTTTTTCGATAATTTCGGCTGCTTCGGCGGTTACTCTTGCTATCATCATGGCCGTGGTGGCAGGCCCAATCATTCCTGCATTTGTTGCATCCTGAATGGCTCTGTTTGCGGTCTTCGATATATTTTTTAGCGCAGTTACAATGCCTTTTTCTTTTGCGTTCATTTTTGTATCTCCGTTGTTTACGTGTGTGAATGCCTCCGCTAATTCGGATGGTTTTCACGTTTTCTTATTTAATCTGGTGTTTTATTTGTGCTGTTATTCGTCAGAGAAAAACGCTCAATCTTTTTCACTGAATGAATAATTCGCATAATGCCAATAGCGCAGAACACCGAAATAATCAGAACAAGCCATGACATAAATATGCTCATACGATATTCCCCAGTTTATACGGTTCAATGTGTTCTCCGCATTCTGCAGCACAGATGAGTTCGGAAAGTTCGTTAATTGCATCCAAATCGTCAGCGTAAAAAGCCACGTCATAAAGGCTTCTGATTGCCCTTGCTAATGAATCATGGGCTGCGTGTTCTGCCTGGGCCCCTGATGTGTTTAGGCGAAAATAAAAACGCTCAAGTGCTTTATTGACAAGAGCTTTATATTCTTTGTCCATCGCACACCCTTTAATCTGCCTTCTGGATTTCAGCTTCTGAATCCATACAAATAATTTCGATATATGGTTCATCGCCATTAACCTGACGTGCCTTTTCAGCTTCGCTAATGATTTCTCGTACGGTCTGGTACGGAAGCTCCACAGTCAGGCGCGTACCGTTCAGATAAACGTAAGTAGCTGCGTTTTTTTCGGATGGAACAACTCCGTCAATGGCTGATGCGCGTAATAACAGTTCACCGCGAAAATCAATAAAACGGATAAATACACCTTGTGCATGCTCTTTGGTCATAAAGCACCTGTTATAAATCAGCCTGTTTAATAAAACTTTGCCCACGAAGCAGACGATCAACCGTGCGAAGTGCTTCGTATAATGTGAAATCCTGCCCGAATTGATTGTCGCCGCAGCTCAATGCAAAAATGCGGTTTCCGGTAAACGGATTGCGTGGGCATTTGTGGATCACGATTCCAGCTTTCTCAATCAGCCAGGCGTGCTCGCCGATTTGTTTTACTGGGTAGCCATCCGGCGTTGCGTGTGTATCACTCAGGCTGTAGCGGATGTTGCTGCGTGATGCACTGGTAGTGAAACGGTTAGCGTGGCGTTCTGTTCCGGTACGAAAATTACGGCGTTGCTTCAGCATAAAATGACACCTCGTTATTTTGTCATCTGCACGTATTTTTCTGCGCTCCTGATTGTTTTCAGGAAAAGAGCGAAGAGATTTACTGTGCGTCTTGAGTTCTTTTCATCCTGGTTGATGGGAATTGAACCTCTGTCAGCCTGTCTTTTCACTGTGTTAACAGCTTGGTTGGTACGCTTTGCGTAATCTTTCAGGCTTTCTTCAAGTACTGGTAACCCATGCTCATCGCGGTAGGGATAGAACGCTGCTAAACGCTCAAAGTCTGCCTGTTCGTGTGTGTTCAGGACTTTTGCCATGTGTGATAACCTGCGCTATCTGTGGTTGTTTGTGACTTGGTGTACTTATAAGTACACCTTGTGCGCAAGCTTAGTGTACTTATAGGAACACTGTCAATGCTTATCGGTGAAAAAATTAGAGTGATTCGTGAATCAGAGGATTTAACGCGCGAAGAATTTTGCGGCCTGATTGATGTGCCTATCGGCACTTTGCGTCGTTATGAAACGGGGCGGATTGAAAACATAGGGGGCGAAGTGCTTATCAAGATTGTTAATCACCCTCGCTTTTTTAAGTACATGAATTGGCTTATGACGGGAAAAACAAATGAGGCTGCTGGGCAGATCAGTCCGTCTCTCTCCCCTGATGGGCCAAAAAGCACATCGCCTTCTCAAAAACCCCGCAAGACTGGCACACAGCCCGGCTAATCATGGAGCGCTGGGGGCATGGTGGTCTTGTAACGCTGGGGTTTCACGAATGAGCATAAAATCAATTCCGGGAGGGTATCTTCTTGACATGCGCCCGGAGGGGCGTAAAGGCAAACGCATTCGTAAAAAATTTAAAACGAAATCGGATGCAGTTTTATATGAGCGGTGGGTGCTGGCGCAACAGCATAACAATGAGTGGAAAGGAAACTCCATTGATCGCCGTCCGCTGTCAGTGCTTATTGACTTGTGGTGGAAATACCACGGCCAGCTAATGAAGTCAGGGCATAACACGCGCCTTAAATTGCTGCGCTTGAGTGAGGCAATGGATGACCCGTGCGTGCATAAACTTAATACAACGATGCTCACCGAGCTACGTGTGTCCAGGATAGAGCAGGGGATACAGCCCAGCACCATAAATCGAGAGATTGGGGCGTTAAGCGCGATGTTTACCGCACTCATCTCATCCGGCCATTTTCTTAACGATAACCCCGTTCAAGGCCTTAAAGGAATGAAGGTTAACGAGCGCGAAATGGGATATCTGAGTAAGTCTGAATGTGTTCAGTTGCTGGATGCACTGGCTGAAAATCCCGATGAACGGCTGGCTGTCGAAATCCTTCTGTCGACCGGGGCGCGATGGGGCGAGGTAGCGGCACTGGAGCAGCGCCGTGTTCTTCATTGTCGAATCACTTTTTCAAAAACGAAGAACAGCAAAAACCGTACCGTTCCTATTTCTGAAAGCCTGTTTGAAAAGATCAAAATACGGGGCGGGAAACTGGTGTTTCCGACGCTGGATTATCCATTGGTTCGCGATGTCATCAAAACGGTCGCATCTGATGTTCCCGACGGCCAGGCTGTTCATGCGCTGCGCCACACCTTCGCCAGTCATTTCATGATGAACGGCGGCAATATTCTGACGCTCCAGAAAATTCTGGGGCACGCAAAGATTCAGACAACGATGATTTATGCCCATCTTGCGCCGGATTACTTGCAGGATGCGGTGAGATTTAATCCCCTTGGAGATGCCTTATATGAAGCCTCTTAAATTTGATGATTTTCCATATGCAGACAGGTCTCTTAATGATAATGAACGTGGGCATTTGCAGGTTCTGCAACAGATTTCGCCCAAATTATTTATTCAATTCCTCAAAGATAGAGATGCCAGAACCTCTTGTCTCTCGTGTGGGCGCCCAGATTTGTTTATTCCACATACGGTTGTTCACGGCACAGACCCTGAGCTTGATGATTATGATGATTCGAATGATTGGGAATATGTCACTCCCATACACAAGGAGAACGAGCCCATTAACATCTACAATACTCGGTATGAAGTGTCATGTTCTTATTGCGGCTTCACATCCACATATACAGCCCACACAGTTGTTTGTTGGGCAAGAGACAAAGGATATATAGTTTGGGAGGGAATCTGAGTGGCGTATGCTAAAAGTGAGCATGGCATAACCCTTATTCGTGAGGACATTGGCAACTCTTTCGGTGAGGGAGGCGGTGATAATGGAGGCGGAATGTCAGATAAACTTGAAAGGCGAATTGAGCGGCTCGAAGGTGATTTATCGCTAACAAGAAACGACCTTGCGACACTTGCTGAACGCACTACAAACCTCTCAACTAAAGCCGATGTTGGTGAGGTGAAAGGTGAACTCAAAGCAGACATAGCACATCTGAAAGGTGATCTTGAATGCGATATTGCGAATCTGAAAGGTGAGCTTAAATGCGATATTGCGAATCTGAAAGGTGAGCTTAAATCTGATACAGCTAACCTGAAAGAGCAGCTCAAATCAGACATTAACAGCCTGAAGGGTGAGCTTACCGAAGCGATGGATAAACGCTTTGACAAGATTATGGATGAGATGAATCGGCGGTTTGACAAGGTTGATGATAATACGAAGTGGCGTTGGAGTGGCATTATTGTGCCAGTGTGCACAACCATTTTCACGGCGGCGGTCGCGTATTTTGTTGCTAAATTTGTTGGCTGATGATCCACAAAGTGACCACATCCCTGTTACTTGCTGTGGTTGGCTGTGTTTTTGTGTGTCTGTAAGCTATTGATAATTGTGTAACTTATTGATTTTTGAATGTAATTATGGCCGCTCTGCGGCCTTTTTTCTTTTCACTCCCGCTGAGTCACCGTAAAATCAACAGCATTATTCTGAAGCTGAACGGATATC